GCCTTTTGCTATTTCAATATATTCGCTTGAATTATAATGCTTTTGCATCATTAGCATTTTTAAAATTAGATTTATCATATTGATCTGAAGTCTGTTAATAGATTTAATTCAACCTCTCCAGTTGTTAAATCCGTAGTGAATGTATTAATGATATATCTTTTATCACGAATTACCACTCTGTCGTTGAGTTTAAGCGATGATATTATACTAATTGGCAATACTACCTTAAGCTTGAAAGTTCGTGACTTAGAAGAATAGATATTATTTAGATAAGCTTCGTAATAATCATTGAATAAAGTATTCTCTTCCGTGTTTCCTGTAAACGATGAAATCTCAAGCCCCCAGTTTAGTGTGTGATTTACGCTAGAAACTACCGTATCTTGACCAAATATATTTGCGCTTGTTTTTGATGCCGTTGAAGATCCATCATTAATATAATAAGTGGAGACTGTTTGAAGCGTTCCGTAGTCGTATAAAATTACAGGCTTTGGAATGTATTGCTGGTAGTCAGTTTTTAAAGCGTAACTAACTTGCAGATTCGTTCCTGTAAATTTGCCAAATAGCATATTTTCAAACGGTAGATTTACATTATACTCCTCGCCATCATTACTAAGTGAATAGTTTAGATTGCCGTATGGGATAGGAGAGTTCTGCTTGTACCCTACGTTTAATAATGCTTCACTATCTTCATAAGTAAAGTTTAGCATTTTATAAGGAGTAACTCTTTCAATGTCCCAGTTGTCAGTAACTACATATTGAGTTAAATCTCTTATTTGCCCCGCGGTATACCAATCTTCTAGCTGAGTTAAAAAGGCAGATAAGAGATGACGAATCTAAAAGTATTGCAGAGCGTAAAAAAGCTAATGATGAATTAGGCGAAACTTTAGTAAAACAAAGGGTAGCAATGACTGCTTTAGCTGGTCTACAAATTGCAGCGGCTGAAGCAGAATTAAATGCAAATAGAAATCAAGCTAATTTAGTAGCTAGACAAGAAGCTTATAATAATCAAAAAGCAGTAGCTGCTCAAATAACTGGCTTAGAGTCTGAACAAAAAGTTAATGCAATCGCTTTAGCTAAAGAGGAACTAGAATTGCAAAAGTCTTTAAACGAGGGTAAGAATGAGGCTATCAATGCACAAGAGCGATTTAATGCTGATTCTATTAAGAATGATAAAGCAAGATTAGCCGCACAAAAGAAAGCATTAGAAGACCAAAAAGTAAGAGACTTAGAAAGCTTGCAATCAATAATAGATGCTACTAATGCTGGCACTCAAGCTAGAGTCGATGCAGAAAATACATACTTAGCTAAAAAGGTAGAACTTGAAAATGCTATTAAAGCCAAAGACATTGAAATTAAAGAGGAGGCTTTAACTAGAGAATACGCTCAAAACGTATTAATACTTAACAATCAAAAGTCATCATTCTCTGCAAGAATTGAAGCATTGGATGCTGAGGCTGCAATTATTAAGGCGAAAGAATATGCAACTGAGGCAGAAAGAACTCAAGCATTAAAGGATAATTCAGAAAAACGTTTAGCTATTGAAAAATTAGCTTATGAGGGCAAAAGAGCGGTACTAGCACAAACGGCTTCATTGCTTGGGGATTTCTCTAATATGCTAGGACAAGAAACTGCTGAGGCAAAAGCTTTGGCGGTAGCGCAAGCAACAATTAACGCATACTTAGGTATTTCAGAAGTATGGAAAGCTCCTAACATTTATCCAGAACCTTTTGGAACTGCGACTAAGATAGCTTCGACTATTGCAGTAGGTTCGGCAGCATTGCAAAACGTACAAAAGATTTTATCTGTTGATGTACCTGGAGGTGGTGGCGGTGGTGGATCAATGCCAACAATGGTATCTGCATCCGCTCCATCATTTAACGTAGTTGGAACTTCTGGAGCTAATCAAATAGCACAGACATTGGGCAAAGAGCAACCAGTCGTTAAGGCTTACGTTGTATCTTCAGATGTAACAACTCAGCAGGCACTAGATAGAAATATTGTAAAATCTGCAACTTTAGGGTAACGAAAATAAAACAAGGGTAATTTTTAAACGTTTATGCGATATGAGAATAGTAGAATTAGTTATCGAAAAGGACATGGATGGCATTGATGCCGTTAGCTTAGTAGATGCACCAGCTATCGAAGAGAACTTTATTGCTTTGGCTAAAGAATACAAAATGGATTTGGCTGAGGTGGATGCAGAAAAGCGTATTCTTATGGGTGCTGCTTTGATTCCAAACAAGCAAATCTACCGCAAGCATGGCAAAGATGAGTTCTATGTTTTCTTTTCTGAGAATACCGTTAAGAAAGCAAGCGAATTATTCCTACAAAATGGCAACCAATCAAACGCTACGCTAGATCACAAAACTAAATTTGATGGCGCAACGGTGGTAGAATCGTGGATAATTGACAATCCAGAAATGGATAAGTCTAAAAACTACGGATTTAGCCTACCAAAAGGCACTTGGATGATCTCTATGAAAATAGAAGATGACAAAGTTTGGAGCGATGCAAAGGATGGCAAGTATAAAGGTTTCTCAATCGAGGGATATTTTGCTGATAAATTAGAAATGTCGCTTCAAGATATTGAGGCAGAGAATTTAATAAACGAAATACTAAACATTTTAAAAGATGGCAAGTAAAAAAACAAGTCCACAAGCAAGCAATAATCAGGCTTGTCTTTGTGAAGATGGCACATACTCAAAGGAGTGTTGCAAAGGAGAAGAAATCAATCAAGGCATTGGTGCTTTAGTTGGTCAAGGAACTTCATTAATAATTAACACAAACGAGCCTCGCACGGTAGGTTCTGGAAGCTAAACTTAAATAATTTAAATAAAATGAATACAGATAAAAAAGTATTTGAGAAATTATTCTCAAACTCAAAAACAGAATTAGCATCTCAAGCCTACGAGTTTGCTTTAGCTGACGATATTAAAGCTGAAGCAAAAAGATTAGCGGATTTAGATGGAAAAGCTAAAGCCGTAAAAAACAAAGCTATGGGCGCAATCGGAGAATACAATTTAGTCGCAACTGGTGGAATATCAGTAGCTAAAGGACTTGGAAGATTAGTAGACCAACTTATTGCTAAGTCGAAAGAATTAGGGGTAGAGCCTCCTCAAAACATTGTAGCGTTAAAACAAGAGGCTGCGGCAAAAGAGAAATTATATAATTCTAATTTGTCGGCTGCGGTTGCTGCTTCTAAAACTATATTACAATAGTAAATTAAACAAACAAATAAAATGGAATACAAAAACAAGTTAAACCAAATCAAAGCACTTTTGTCGCTCGAGGTTAAGCTTGCTCAAATGACTTTAGCTGATGGTATAACTATCATCGAAGCGGAAGAGTTTGAGCCTGAATACTCAGTTGGCATTGTAACTCCAGATGGTATTGTACCAATGCCTGTTGGAGAGTACGAACTAGAAGATGGTTCAATGGTAGTTGTTGAAGTTGAGGGAGTTATTGCTTCTATTGGCCCAAAGGCTGAAGAAGAAGTTATGCCTGAAGCTGAAGCTGCACCTGAGGAAGTAGTTGCACCAGAAATGGAAGCTGCACCATCTGCACCACAACCTAAAAGAATTGTGGAGTCAGTTTCAAAAGAATCTTTCTTTGAGGCACAAGTTGCTGAATTGAAAGCTGAGATTGAAGCATTAAAATTAGCTGCTCAAGTTAAGGAAGAAGCAATCGAATTAGCATCTCAAGAAGAGGCTGCCGAGCCGTTGTCTTTTAATCCAGAATCAGCAGTAAAACCAGAGGGTTTCAAGTACGGTAAGAACCGTAGCAAGAACATTCAGGATTCAGTCTATAACAAATTATTCAACTAAAATTAATTAAATAAGAAATGGCAACTACAACGTCAATCACAACAACTTACGCTGGCGAGTTTAAAGATAAAATCATCGCAGCGGCATTATTATCTTCTCCTACTATTGACAACGGTGGTATTGAGATCAAGCCAAACGTAAAGTACAAAGAAGTTATCAAGAAAATTGCTACTGATGCAATCTTAAAAGATGCTACTTGTGATTTTACTGCTACTTCAACTGTAACTTTAACTGAGCGTGTTTTACAACCAGAAGAGTTCCAAGTAAACTTACAACTTTGCAAGAAAGATTTCCACTCAGATTGGTTATCAGCTCAACAAGGTTACTCAGCATTTGATGTATTACCAAAATCTTTCGCTGACTTCTTAGTAGCTCACGTTGCTGCTAAAGTTGCTGCAAAGAACGAAACTAACATCTGGACTGGTGTTACTGCTAACGCAGGCGAGTTTAATGGTATTATGACATTGTTAGCTGCTGATGCTGCATTGCCAACTGCTAACGAAGTTGCTGGTACTACTGTAACTGCTTCTAACGTTGTTGCTGAATTAGGCAAAATCGTTGATGCTATTC